CCTCCATCTCGGGCTTCATCCAAATGGCAGAGGCATTGAATTTCTTTACCAGCTTCCCTTCAGAAAACAGGGTGCTGTTTATCTCAGCCAATTTGGAATCCACCATCGTCTTCTCCACGTTCAGGGTCAATCCGATTTCAGAACTATTTTTCCGAATAGCGGCCAGCAGCATGGTTTCTCCCTTGCGGGGCTCTTTAATCAAACCATCATCGCCGTTAATCTTTAATCGAATCGAACGATACTCCTCGAGACCTATCCTCCCCGAATCCATGAGATCACCCAAGGCCATGTCAATATTCGTTTTATTGATGATGCAAAGCATCGGAAATGACATAACGGAACCCATGGGCTGACCGGATTCGGCGAGGAGTCCGTCAAAACGGAGTTCTCCCAGAACGTCCAAACACCGAGCCTCGTCTTCACTCAAGCCACAACTCTTCTCTTTGAGCACATCGATAAGAATCTTCACGTAACCGGACTTGATCCGATCGGTTGCCTGTGAGTAGTCTACGGACACGAACTCACCGCCGCCGTTAAGATTCTTAACGTGTTCATCGCGCGGATCTCCGACGAGTAACCAATCTCGTTTTCGGAGTCTTGAGTAAAGCGAATGGTGAAGAGGAGTCAGAGTACGCGTGTTAAACTCCGAATATAAGGTCACGATACGGGGTTTCCCCTTTGACCAGACAAGCTTCGGATTACACTCCTCTGAAAACTCCTCTTCATTCCAATTCCCTCCCTCCAACCGCGTACTGCTCAGAGTCGCATTGCCGCTAGGAAAGAAAGGCGTACGACGGTCATCCCACCTGTCGGGGACGTTCATCGACACACACTTCCTGAAAAGAGCGAGATGCTTCTCATCGTAGTCCACGGGAGCCAATCGATCCCGCTTCCAGCTCTCAATCTTCTCGTCATCCGCCTGTCTGCAGAAACGACAGGCATCAGAGTCAATCTTCGAGATGGTCTTGAAACTTAACTCCCAACGAACAGGGAGAGAAGAGTCGAAACAAGATCGGACGGCCGAGCGGAGCTCGGTACATTGGATCCCCTTTCGGGGCCAACCGTGGCGAACAAGACCCAAATTCTCGTACCACCTGACGAGCGTCCGGGCCTTACCGTCCAACACTTTTACACGAGAGCAGCAGTCAGTGGCAGCCTTTTCTAACACCGCATAAGGGTTAGAATCGGCAACTGCTGGTTCAAGATTGTTCTCGTGCT